CGATCATGGCCTTGGCTTTTTCCGGGTCGGCCTCCTTGCTGATCTTGGCCGTGGCTTCGGCCATGGCGGCGGCCTTCTTCGGATCGGTCGCCGCGATGTACTTTTGCGCCAGTTCAAAGCTGGATTCCAGAGTGGATTTACCATTCTGCAGCCCGGTATTCATCGACGCCTGATAATCGATCCCGGCCTTTTTATAGGCCTCGACCGTGTCACCCGAGCCGATCTTTTCCATCCAGTTTTTGAGGTTGTTGGCCGCCTCATCAGATCCGCCGGCGGTCTTCATCTGCACCTGAAGCATGGCACCCAGTTGCGACACCGAGTCCATGCCGGTAATGCCCAGCTTGCCCATCCCCGCCAGCAACTCGGGGAACCAACGCGCCATGTCGGCCGCCTCGAAACTGCCCGCCTGCCCTTGGTAGGCGATCGCCTCCAGGGCCTTTTGCATCATGGCCGGGTCGGTGATCTTGGCGTTTTGCCCCAGGGCGTTGATCATGCGCGCCGTTTCGCCACCGTCGGAGCCCTGCCCCACGGCGAACTTGGCGGCCGTCGGTGCGTATTGCAGGGCCTTGTCCAGCTCCATGCCAGCACCCACCAGGGCGTTGACCACCTCGGCCACCTGATTGCGCGCCATGCCCGTGTCCCGCGACGTGTCGACGATCTTTCTCGACAGCTGCGCTTCTTCGGGTTTGTTGGCAATGTTCGACTTGATCGCGATATCACGAATGATCGCGCCATAGTCCGCGCTGACCTTGGTCGGAATCGCCATCGCCGCCGTGGCGGCCACGGCTTGGCCAACGCTGCTTTTGAGCTTCTGTTTGCCTTCGTCGAGTTGCTGGTGACCTTTGGCCTTCAGTTCGGCCTTGTTCGCCACCTGCCCCATGGCCGCATAGGCCTTGGTCAGATTGCGCACTTCCACGCCTTCTTTCTTCAGGCTGTTCAGGTTGCTTTCGAGTTGCTTTTGCAACGCCGAGGCACCTTTCTCGCCCGCCATGTGCGCCCGACGCCATTCGTCGCGCAGGCGCATGGTGTCGCCAATGGTCTTTTCCAGCACCCGGGCTTTTTTGCCTTCCGTTTCAAGGCGCTTGATGCGACTGGTGACGTCCTTGAACGCCGAGCCCACCGTGGAGCTGACCGCCCCGCCAATGACCAGACCGAGCGCGAGTTTGTTCGCCATGTGCGTGCCCTATACGTCGGGGAGTTCAAAGGCGGCTCAATCCGTGAGCCACCACAGCATCTGATCGAAGGGCAGCGCCTCAATCTCGGCCGCCGAGAAACCGGTCTCTTTGGCCAAGCGTTGAGCCGCGTCCCGCAGCGTAACGGCGTTAAACGTCGTCTTCTTCGACCAGGCGAAAATAGCCCGCCGACAGGCGCTGGTAGTCCTTGTATTTCAAGGTCAGCAGCTCCGCCTCGGTCAGTCCGGTCAGGCTGCCAAACAACGACAGCTCCTGCTTTTCGTAGTCGCCATTGCCGGCGATTTTGGAGGCGCGCCAGTCCTTGACGCTGGGCGCACGCATGGTCAGCGCATCCGTGAGGACGTCACTGATCAGGGTTGGGTATTTGAGCGTTACGGTCACGCCCTCGGCGCTTACCTTCAGCCACTTCGGCAAGGTCGGCTCGGTGGTGTCTTGGCTTACTTGAGTCATGTTCTTTTAGTCCTTAGAGGCCGAGGGCCGAGCGTTCTGCCGCCAGTTGATCGACACCGTCGACCACCTGAATCATGTTGATCGGGTCGATTTCGTACATCACGCGACCGTCGATTTCGAGCTTGTAGTAAACGGACTTGATCGCGTGTTTGATCTCAGCCTTGTCGCCCGGCTTCCAGTCGCCCATATCGACCTCTTTGATGCCACCGCGCAGGGTGACCACGACCGGCGTCACCACGCCTTTCAGGCCCCGGAAGGCACCCCGAAAAACGATGGTGCAGGCGGTCTGATCGGCCAGACCGAAGTACTTCAGCGACTCGCGGCGCACGCCGTTGGTGGTAAACGCCGCCTCGAGCTTTTCCAAGCCCATGGCCATTTCGATCGGCGCGGACATGCCGCCGCCCTGATAGTCGTCGGTCTTTTGCGTCAGCTTAGGCAGCGACAGGGTCGGCACGTCGCCGGCGAAACTCACACCGTCGACAAAGGCGTTCATGTTGGAGAGAACTTGAGGAATCATTGAGCGGCCCCCTTAGGCGGTTTCAAGAACTTCGGTCAACCATTCGTTGGTGACTTCAATGAGGAAATTCGGGTTTTCAGCCGGCGGCACGTCGGTGAAACGGATGCGCCAGTAAATTTTGCCCTGCTCGATTTGGCTGGCCGTATTGCGTTCCGTGTCCGCGTAGACCTCGAAATTGATGATCGCGCCGGCGTTCTTCTGGTCGCGCATGAACGCCTGAAGGCCTTCGGTCACGTCCTGCACATAGGTCTTGGTGATCGAACGGTCGACCGCCCACTTGTGCCCGGCCTGGATCGCGTCCATCAGAATGTCGCAGGTCCGCACCCGGGTAACGAACGACCATTTCGGATCGCTGGATAGCGTGCGGTTACCCCACAGGCGATAACCGCCATCGCGGAGAATCGTCGAGATGTTCGCGTTATTCAGCAGGTTGGCCCGGCACGTTTCGTCGCCGTCCAGGTACTCGATCGGGCGCGTGGTGCCGGTGATGCCAACGAACTCTTTGTTCGACGGCGACGCCCAGTAGCCGTAATTCGCATCGGTCCAGGCAAACAGCCCCGCGACCCACGCCGAACTCGGCGCGTCGACCGTTTCACTGGCGACGGTGTCCCAGTACTTCACGCCGGGGTCGACCAGATAAATGCGCTTGCTGCCGAACTCCAGGGCGTAAGCCATGGCCGCCTCATCGGTGGTGTTCGGGCCGTCGATGATGGCGATCGCGCGCAACTTGCCGGCCAGCGCGTCCATGGCCGTGGCCACCGCTTGGGTCGACGAGTGCCCCGGGGCAATCAACAGCTTGGGCTGGGCGTTGTGCTTGCTCTTGCCGTCCAGCAGCGCTTGCAGGCCGGTACGCTGGCCGGAGGCGAGAACGCCACCGATGATGGCGGAGGTTTGCAGCGCCGCGTCAGCGAGCTTAGGCACGCCGATGGCGACGATCACCGCCTTGGCCCGCACGTAAATCGCCTGGGCGGCCTTGGTGATTGCCGAGTCAGGACCGAACGCGGCAATGGCTTCGCGCTCGGACGTGATCAGCTTCAGTTCGCCCGCCAGCGCCGTACCGCCGCCCAGCACGCCCGGGGTGAAGGTGTCGCACAGGCCGATGATCGACGACGACGGCAGCGAAATAGTGCGCGCACCGGTGTCGATCAGCGAAGTGGTGACGCCGTGAAAGAAACTCATAAGGCTTACTCTCCAGAAACGAAAAAGCCCCGCATAAGCGGGGCTGTCAGGGATGGTCGTGTTACGCGTAACGGAAAAGAAAACGCCCCGTCAGTGCGGGGCGCTTACTGGGACTGTTCGGCGATCCAATCCGGTGCCGTGGGTCGATGCTGACTATCAGGAAAATCGGGCAACTGAGGCCAATCGCGCAGCTCCTGCATGTACACCAGCAGCGCGTTGAATTGCTCGGTTGTGAGCGTGGTCGGCCCTGCGATTTCCAACTGATCGCGGTGACGCTCGCGCAGCCACAGCACACCCGCCAACTCGCCATCGCGCCATTCGCGTTCCTGTGCCGCCGGGTCCTGCACCGGCTCCGGCGCGTCGACCAGAAAGGGGCGGCCTTCCTCGTCGTGCACCCGAACCTTGCCGAACGCCGGATTGCAAATGACCGACAGATACAACGCTTCGGGGATTTCGATGACATCCTTAGGCATCGAGGGGTTGAGGCCTAACAGATAAGTACATCCAGTGGTTGGGCTGTAAAAACGTTTCATGTAGACCTCAACGCCCAATGGCGTAAATTTTGCGCATCACCCACCCGGTAATATGGGCAAAAGTGCTCGACGTGACATTGGCCACCGTGACGCTATCAATGCGGACGCTTGCGTAGCCATTGCCGTTGGGGG